TTACGAGTTCTTAGAAAAAACAGCAGAACTCAATGATACTACTATTGAAGAGATAAAAGAAGACTTTTCATTTTTAGAATGGTTAGATGATTGGGAAGAAGATCAAGCGTATATATGGCGTAATGTAGATTTATAATACCTGATTTTTAATCTCTTTTATTCAAGGATACCAGTAAGATTAGCCAATGCTTGAGCAAATGCAGCCTGTTTGGCAGCAATAGAGTCTGTGCTGTCTTCAACTTCAACCTTGCTCAATGTGCTCATTACCTTGCTGAGTATTAGAGTATGATATTTGTAAGTGAGTTGAAGATCTCCACTTCTACGAGCAGCCAAGAAGTCATCAACAAGCAGTTCTTCATAGGTTCTGCCCTGAGCATCCAACTCAACCTGTGCCAATAATGATTTACTTGAGATAGTGCTTTTACTGCCTTTAGGACGACCCGCACCAGGTCTGGCTCCGCCTAGTTGTCCTTTGAAACTTTGAGTAGTATTTGTCATACTCATATTTAGTGTTTTTTTGCTGGAATACAGATAATAGTTAAACACGCACTGAATACAAAAGATAAATATTTTATAAAGGAACAAATACTATGGCCCTGGAAATCCCTCAAGAAATATCATTTATGTCGCAGACTTGGAGAATAAGAGCGGCACGACCTAAAGAACTCATTGACTGCGTGGGACAATGCGATCCACAACACAACGAGATATTATTAGACCCAACATTATCACCGGATGTAATACTATCAACATTATTTCACGAAATAGTTCATATTTGGGAGATTACACTACATCAACACCTAACTGAAGGTCAAACTGATGTTATTGCTCAAGCAATGATTCACTGCTTCAAAACTAATCCCAGTTTGTTAGCATTATTATCTACAGAACAAGAAGAAAATGTCAGCCCGGGCTAAGATAACACACAACATTGGAGAGTGGTCGTGGAATCACGATGCAGTCATTGATAGATTAGAAAAGACTAATAATCCCAATGACTGCGTGGGCTGGTCGGGCAGCAGTAATAAACATAGTAATATCTTTGGTGCAAAAAAGAATGGACTACCACAGATGAATAGTGCCAACAGGTTTATTTGGATGGCATACCACAACCAAGATATTCACGAATACTCAGTGCATATGAGTTGCACTAATAGTCACTGCTCAAATATTTTGCATATGTTTTTAATGCCTAATAACAGACAAGGATATACTAAAAATGATTGATTTGGTGGAAACTCGTATTAGTCAATACGCATTTGCTTCAATGGACGAAGACAAAGAAGCAGAACTCAAAGATGTTAGTAAGAGATTTGCCCGAGATATGCGATTTGATTTTACCTGGGACTATTACGCAATATACTGGACTAAAGAAAACTGGCTTCTTGCCAAGTTAGCAATGCCAGACATAGAACGATTAGTAAAGGTTCAATAATGGCAAGACCTTCAGCAACAACACTACTAACAACGATTACTAATGACATTGAGTATGAAGTATTGGCAGCAGATATTTACTACTATATCATATACCGAGAAGAACCTATCACACTGAGAACAACTTATTGGGGCAGTCAAGGTAGATTAGTGAAATATAACAAAACAGGTTATACCAGTTTAGCATCAGTGACGAGATTAGTAGATAAACTAAACCAAAGATATAACTGCCAAGATTTTAGTTATACGAAAATCGGTAAATAACAATGACACAAATAAACAACTATACGCTTGATTTCAAGCAGGGCCAGTCAAGGCATACATTTAGCATAGATAATGTTGATATACAAATCAACGACACAGAACTATTAGAGTTAGTCAAGTTCCTATTAGACAACTGCCCTAGAGTTCAAAGCATAGTAAAGGAAATGACACAATGAAACAAGGAGCATTCTTTGTATATAGCCAAGGCAAGACCCGAGAATCTTGGGATATTATCAACAATCAAGATTATACACTCAGTGTTAAAAAGACTTGGGTTGAGCCCACTGAACAATGGCACTTAGTATTCACAAGCCGACAAACTGACTTGCCCTGCGGACATACCTGGGAATGTTTTCTCACACAGGCAGAAGTTAAAAAGTTAAAGGACATTCTATAATGTCACAGGGCAAAGCCGGACCGCAATGGGGTGAAAAGATAGTCTCTGGAATGATTGTAGGGCGTAATCAAGCAGTGGTGCCTCCTCAAGAAGTAGAAGACTTGGCACAGATTGGCTGTAGTGACCGAGACATAGCAGAATGGTTTGGCATTACAGAATCAACACTACGCTATAACTTTAGTGACTATATGTTAAAAGGGCGTCAAAGTTTGAAGCAGACATTACGCAGGGCACAGATAAAAACAGCACTCAGTGGAAACGCTACATTGCTAATATGGTTAGGTAAGAACATTCTATTACAAAGTGACACCCCAACCAACACTGAAGATACTCGTCCTTTACCCTGGCACGACAATGCTGTGGATGATGTATTCACAGATGACGACATTGATGAGATTAAAGATAATCTTAAACAAGAACTCAACGACATAGATGCCTCTAAGTAAGCCACAACAACTTATAGCAGAATGTCCTATAAGATTTCGTGTAGTAGTAGCAGGACGACGAGGTGGTAAAACATGGATTTCTATGAGAGAGTTATGCCGTTTTGCTTCAGTGCCCAACAGCGAAGTATGGTATCTAACTAACAGCAGACAGCAAGCGAAGTCACTGGTATGGGACCAGTTAAAGAAGAAACTTAGAAGCCTACGCTGGATCAAAGATACCAATGAAAGCGAACTTACTATAACATTAGTCAATGGCAGTAAGATATGTTTGAAGTCAGCAGAACAAGGAGATAATCTTAGAGGTGCCAGCCTTTCATTCATTGTCATAGACGAGTTCGCTGACATTGACTTAGATGTAATATGGAATCAAATCATTCGTGCTAGTCTCAGTGATAAAAAAGGACACGCTCTCTTTATTGGCACACCAAAGGCTGGTAATCAAACTGCCCGAGACTTATATGATAACTATCTAACTAAGAAAGGTTGGATGAGTTTCAGTTATACTACTATTGACGGTGGATTCGTTGATGAGGATGAGATACTACAAGCCCAGCAGGATCTCAGTCCCAAAGTATTCGCACAAGAGTATTTGGCATCGTGGGAGAACTTTGCTGGTGTCATTATGTATGAGTTTGGTGAGCATAACATACAAGCAGTAGAACAACCAAATAATCACGAACAACTTGTAGTAGGCTTGGACTTTAACATTACACCTCTATGTGCTCAAATAGGTAGAAATACTAAAAACGGTATTGAGATATTTGATGAGATTATATTAGAGAATAGTAATACAAATGAGTTCTGTGATGAACTTCGTAATAGATATCCCAACAATCCTTTTACCATATTCCCAGATCCTGCGGGCACACAGCGTAAAACTTCTGCCAACGGAAACACAGACATAAAGATATTAGAGATGGCAGGCTTTGCCACCAAGTATCATCGTAGTCATCCTCTTGTCAAAGACAGGATCAATGCTTGTAATAGTTTGTTCTTTAAGAGAGAAGATAGTTCAACAAGATTTAAGATAGATCCAAAGTGTAAGCATACTATTAAAAGTTTGAAGAACTGGACATACAAAGAGGGATCAATGGTTCCTGAAAAGGATGGCTGGGACCACGCCTGCGATAGTATTGGTTATTTGATTGAGTATCTATATCCCATACAGAAACCTATACAGCCAAGACCTGCTCAACGATTCGGTCATAAGATTGGCTAAATATAACATTACAAGGAGCCTATAGTTATGGCTGATCAAACATATCAACAGGCATATAATGATGCCGTATCAACAAACAACTTATATAATAGACTGAGAGATAGATATCAGTTTCTTATGGATAGTCACGCTGGCGGAGATGCTTATCGCCAAGGTGCTTACTTACAACGCTATCAACTTGAAACAGAACAAGAGTATCAAACTCGCTTACGCAACACCCCATTAGATAATCAATGTAAGAGTTTGATTAGTTTGTATGTTTCATTTTTGTTTAGAACAGAACCAGAACGAGAGTTTGGCATATTAGAGAATAACTTCGTTGTAGAAGACATATTAGAAGACGCTGACTTAGATGGACGCAGTATGGATTCATTTATGAAGGATGTTGCTACTTGGGCTGGAGTTTTTGGACATTGCTGGGTTTCAGTTGCCCAACCAGATGTAGGTGCTATCACATTAGCGGATCAAAGAGCACAAGGTGTTCGTCCTTATCTAAGTGTATATACACCCCTTAGTGTCACCGACTGGACTTGGAGCAAACAACCTAATGGTGCTTATAATCTAAGTTATATCAAGTATATAGAAGAAGTAAATGACACATTGACAACTATCAAGGAATGGACTCCTACACTTATTAAAACAACCGTTATTGATACTGCTAAGAAAACAGCACGAGAAGTCACTGAAGAAGTAAATGGATTAGGTAGATTACCTTTTGTCTGCGTATATGCTGAACGCAGTCCAGTGCGAGGCATTGGCAACTCATTGATTGATGATATTGCCGACCAACAGAGAATGATCTATAATGAACTCAGCGAAGTCTATGATAGTATTAGATTAGACACACATCCAAGTTTGGTGACCACGGCTGATACGAATGCTCAAGGAGCGGCCGCAGGACAACTTATTACAATGCCCGAGACAATGGATCCTGCCTTAAAACCTTATGTGTTGAACTTTCAAGGCGGACAGATCAGTGCTATCTATGACAGCATCAACAATAGACGCAAGATGATTGATAGTATGGGTAATGTAGGTTCAGTTCGTGCCACAGAAACAACTACTATGTCCGGCATAGCAATGGCTACCGAATTTCAACTACTAAACGCACGACTTTGCTCTATAGGCTCAAACTTAGAGTTAGCAGAAGAACAAATATGGCAAGAAGTTGCCGCTTACTTAAACATTACTTGGGATGGTGAGATATCATATCCCGATGACTTCGCATTGCGTAATGTTGATAACGAACTTGCTCAACTCACTACTGCCATTGATAAGATCACAGATCCAGTCAAGCGAGCCTGGATTGAAGAAGAGATTATGAAATGTATTGATGTAGAAGATCCCCAACACGAAGTCATTGAACAACAAGCAGTATTAGATGGTGTTCCTCCTCCAGATGAAACTTTAATGGAAGAAGAAGATTAAAGTATTGCTTAAAGATACATAAATATAATACAAAGATATCCAGTAGGATGTCAAATAACATACTCTTATTAGAGAAGAGGCATAAAGGACAACGATGACCACAGATAATGAAACATCGGCTATAGAGGGAACTGAGCCTTCTCAAAACGAATCTCAGGCAGTAAAAACTTACACGCAAAAAGAAGTTGACGATATGATGGCAAAGACAAAGTCAGCCGTTATGAAAAAAGTCAGTTCTAAGTATGAAGACTTGGGTGATCCAGATGAGTTGAGAAACATAGTTTCACAATATCAAAAGACACAACAAGAGCAACAACTAAAGCGTGGTGAGTTTGATAAGATTATTCAGGATTTGGCTCAACGCAAAGATGCGGAGATTCAAAAACGAGATAAGATTATAGAAAGTTTTAAGTTAGAAACTCCTATTATAGATGCCGCTGCCAGATATAAAGCAGTGAATCCGGATCAGGTTAAAGCGTTGATTAGAAACAACCTAAGGCTTAATCAGGATGGCGAAGTAGAAGTGTTAGATGATAAGGGCGGTGTTCGCTATGATGACTCAGGTCGTCCAGTATCCGTAGATAGTTTTGTCCAATCCTGGCTCCAAAGCAATCCACATTTTGTTTCAGCAACACCTTCTACAACTAACACTCGCAGTAATATAAATGGCAGTAGTTCAACCAAACTTGATATAAACTCTTTAGATATGAAGAATCCTGAACATAGACGACTATATGCCGAGACTCGTAAGTCTCACTAACTTTTATAAGGAATAGAATAGAATGGCAAATAACACAACAATCAACAGCGAGTTGTTTCAAGCACTCCTTGTTCAAAGCCAATACGCTTTGTATGAAAACAGCATTGCACGAGCAGTTGCTACCGTATTTGATTATCCAGTAGGTGCTGGTAAGCAAGTATCTGTGCCTGTATGGGCTGGTATGACATCCAGCAAGCCTGGTGAAGGCGTTGCTCCAAGTGCCGCAGATACTAACACAACAACTAAGACAATCACATTGGCAGAGCATGTTTGGTATGCTCAAGTCACTGACTTCTTGCGTGATTCTGCCGCAGAGAATGTTATCGGTTCAATGGCTACACAAGCAGGTATGGCTTTGGCTGAAGGTTTAGATGCTGAACTTATCGCTTTGTTCGCAAGCGTAAGTCAAAGTTTAGGCACAGCAGGCACTGACAACACCGTAAATGACTTGATGAAAGCAGCCGCAATGATCCGTGCTAACAAGTATCAAGGTCCATTGTTTGCAGTATTGAATCCCAAGCAGGCTTATGGTATCAAGGCAGCAATGACAGCCACTAACTCTTACCAGAACTCCAGTGCTGTTGCTAACTCAGTATTGTCTAACTACTTCGTTGGACAAGTTGCTGGCATTACCCTATTGGAACACGCTGGTGTTGCCATTGACGGTAGTGATGATGCAGTTGGTTGCGTATTCGCTCCAGCAGCCTTTGGTCTTGCTCAACGCGGTGGTGTTGCTATGGAAACACAGCGTATTGCTGCTACTCGCTCTACTGATGTTGTTATGACAGCAGTTGCTGGTGCTGGCATCCTACGCCCAGAGTTAGCAGTTAAAATCGTCGGCGACGCTGCACTATAATCATAAAGGAGAATCACAATGGCATTTTATATTAGTGGAACAAGATTCATTTCGTTCGCTGTCTACGATGATGTAGTCATTCGTGATTCTCGCTTGTTTGAATCAAATGAGATATTGACAGAAGCCATAACAGATGACTTACTTCAAACTGCCAGTCAGCGTATTTTAACAAGACTGAAAAATACAGATTGGTGGAGAGATTATAACTTTCGTCGTAATGCCTCTTTGAATAATGATCTAAGAAGTGTTCCTGATATCAATCCTCTTTATATAGATGGATTGGAACAGGAGTTCAAAGACTTAAATGTTTATCTATGTTTAAGTGAATACCTGCTACCAAAAGTAGCAGACTTTGGCAACCCACAGAGTGCTGAAGTAGAAAAGATCAAGTATTACAGAGAGCGTTATGATGATTTGTTAAAAGTAATCATTGAAGATGGCGGTTGGTATGACTACAATGGTGATGGCAACATTACTATTGCTGAGAAAATGCCAGCAAGAACTAACTTGGTGAGACAAAGATGAGAATACAACTACTTGCTTATTTGACGGCTAATCTAACTGGAACTATAAAGCCCAGTCAAGAACTGCCCTATGAAGAAGGTGGTGTTAGTTTGAATCTTAAAAACCTACGCCGAGTTTATCTTGACGAACCCTATACTGAGATGAATCAACTTGTTGGCACTTTAGATAGTGACATCAACGAAAAGATTACTATAGTTCAAGGAGTTCTCTCAACAGATGCCAAACAAAGAAACACTGATTTAGATTCAGCATTGACGACTTTAGCACAGGCTAAAAACATCGCAACAACCTCGTTTAGAAACGAGTTTGACTATACAACAGAGATCAGTAATGGAGTCATTACTTACAACTTTGAGTATAGATTTCACAGCATAGATTAAAAGGAAAATAAAGATGGCATTCATCAACGCATCAACATCCGTAAATCGTGTAAAACTTTTCATCATCAAGAATAGTCAGGCAACAACTCCTGGCACTCCTGTTGAAGCAGACTTTTATACAGCGGTAAGCAACACAACTGGAGCGGCAACTTTAACAAGTGGTCACGATCCAATCTTGGTAGGTGGTCTAACAGACATTACTATCAACAACGCCAATGGTTCATATCGTTGGAAGCAGTTGGACCAGTCAGGCGAAAATGTTATTACAACAAACGCTACAAACACATTGTCAGGCAACTTCGTTCTTGACCCAGCAACATTCTTTGGTTCTGGTTCAGGCGGTGGTGCAGCACAAGACGGTATCTTCAAACTATCCAACGATAGAACACAGGTAGCATTCTTGGTAGCACCTAGTGGTATTATTGACAATCAAACGGTTCTAATGGGCACAGGATTTATTAGTGCTATTGCTCCTACCGTGTCAGCGTCAAGTCCAGTATTTGTATCACCGATTACTTTGGAAGTAAACGGAGATTACATCCCATACAAGACAACATTGGCAACCTAATCTTAGTAATAAGAACACTGACCCGCTTCGGCGGGTTTTTGTATGGATAAATACTTTTAACTCCAAGGAGGGTTTATGATTTTTGATACGATAACTGAGTTTGATGTTTTACGCAGTATGGAAGCAGAATGTGCTAAAGCATTAAACGAAATCAAATGTGCCAGAAAAGATCTGGAACAAGCAGAAGTAAGACAAAAGTTCTTGCTGTCAGCAATACATCACTTAAAAGATAAGATAGGAAAATAAGATGGCATTAAATCTAACACAACTGGCAGCAAAGCCGCAACTAATAAGACTAACATTAGACAACGAAGATATCGTCAAAAAGTATGGCGACTCATTAGAGTTCTTCATTATGGATCGCCAACCCATTGATCAGTTCATTAAAATGGCTACAATGGGCACAGAAAACTACGGAGAAATGATCCGTATGGTCAATGATCTTGTTTTAGATGAACAAGGAAATAAAGCAGTAAAAGATGGTGAAGCATTACCCAATGATGTAATGATGGCTGTTATTGGCTCAGTGGTAGAACGCTTGGGAAAGTGACCCAGGACGATGTAAAAGAAGGTAGTATAGAACTGAATATGATTATGTTGATAGACACACTAAGTGAGAGATACGGAATACTTCCCAGTGAAGTTATGACTCGTGCTACAACCTTTGATGTGTTTATCGCTGATACTGCCATCTCTTATAGAAACCTCGTCCAAGACAGACAAATCAATGGCGACAAGCCGCCTGAACTCAGTGAAGAAGAACTGCTTGAAGCACTAAGGACCGTAAATGGTTAAAGTAGATCTCTCAAGTTTTAACAAGCAAATCAATAAAGCATTACACGCATTAGATGATTTGCCTGAGTTTGCCCGTGACACAATGAGAGACTTTACTCCCAAAGATACAGGCAATGCCCGTAGAAATACTAACTTACAAGGAAACACCGTTGTTGCTAACTATGCTTACGCACAACGCCTTGAAGATAACTCAAGTCCGCAAACACAGGGTCAAGGTATCATTACTCCAACTGAACAAGAGATTCAAAAAGAAGTAAATCGTAGATTGAAAGGACTTTAACATGGCAAGTAGCATTAAAGTAGCGATAGAAGTAGATAACAAAAAGTATATAGCAGATATCAAAGCCGCTGATAATGCTACACAGGCATTTGCCTCAAACACTGAACGAGGACTTAAAGGTGTTAGCACAACATCAACTGATGTGTTATCAAAGTTAGGCGGACTTAAAACAGCATTAGCCGCATTAGTAAGTATTGAAGCAATCAAGCAAGCCAATGACTTTGCCAATGCTATCAAAGATATCAGTGTCACTGCTGGTGTTAGCATTGATACAATATTGGGACTAAGCCGTGCCTTTACCGTAAATGGTGGAACTGCTGAAGGTGCTCAAATGGCAATGATTAAGTTTGCCGATAGTGTAGCACAGGCTCGCAGTGGTAATGATGCCGCATTGAAATCATTTAAGGATATTGGCATTTCAGTCAATGACTTAAACAAGAATGGTATTGAAGAACTTACTAAGAAAAGTATAGAAGGTATTGCTGGCTTATCCAGTGCCGCTTCACAGATTAGAACACAAACTGATTTGTTTGGTAAGAGTGCCAAAGGAGTAAGTTTCCCAGGTGTCAATACTGCTACACAAAGTCAATACATTAGTCCAACATCAGTGGCAGCATTACAAAGTGGTGCGGATGCCAGTGAGAATCTAAAAAGACAACTCAGCCAACTTACAGATGCTTTACTACAAGTTAGTAAGCCATTCAATGACATTGCCAAGAACATCAACATTACAACAGATGCTTGGGTAAGTTTCTTAAACGCTGTTAAAATGGCATTAGGTGCTGTTTTAGCATTTAAGGCAGTCAGTGTTGTAAATGGATTATTGACTGGTATGAGTGCGGCAGCAACAGCAGGTGGTTCAGTATTTGGATGGTTTGGCATTCAAATAATGGCAGCAGTAGGCAGTATAAAATATTTTATATTGAATATGGGTCGTGCTATTGGAATACTACCCTCAGCATTTGGTGGATTGTATAGTGTAGGCTTTGCTCTTGGAGCATTAGTCAAAGGCTTTCTACGCTTTGCTGGTGTAGTAGGTATTATTATTGCTGTAGTTGATGCCATAGACTTTCTTGCTAAAATAATGTTTAACTTTAGTCCAGTGGATTTTCTAATAGACAAGTTCAAAGGATTATTATCAGTTGCCCGAGAGTTCTTTGGATTAGGATCAAAGGATCAAGGTGGTGCTGGAGCAGGTCGCGGAGGCAATGCTGAAACATTAAAAGCACAGCAAGAACAAGGCGACAAAATGAAGAAAGCCTGGGATGAACAACAACAGGCTGTCAAAGATTATCAAGACCGTGTATCAAAACTTGGTGTAGAGATTCGTAAGATTGGTGATAGTTATGCGTATAACAATGACCATCAACTACAAGCATTAGCACTTGAAGCACGATTAGTAGGTAAAACTGAAGAAGAAATAGAGTTAGCAAGAGGTCTTGCGGATCTTTATAAGAAAGAAGATGACACTATCAAGCAGTTGAATGAAACTCGCAAGCAATGGGCTAAGGGCACAGAAGATCAACGCAACAACTTAGGTATCATTGATGCTGAGATTGCTAAGATTAAAGAACTAACTAAAACACAGGCAGTAGATTATCAAGATTATATTGGTCGTGTCCAAGGTAAGCGTATGATTGAAAAAGCCAGACTGGCTGACATTGAAAATCTTACCAAAGCAATGGAACAACAACTTAAAATCCAAGAAGCACTAACTGGAACCAAGTTATCTATTATTGGACAAGGTCAAGATGTCAGTTTTCAAAGAAGTCAAATAGGACGAGGTGATTTACAAAAGCAAATGGCTGAAATCACTGAATCTAATCGTAAAGCAGGATTGGAAGCAGCCAGAGCATTCGCTGCCGCATTTGAAGACACAGGTGATGGACTAACACCTGAGCGAGCCAAACAACTACAAGATGGATTGGATGGTATTGCCGAAGGTTATAAAAACATTACTAAAGGACAACTTGAAAACTTGGATCTAAGTAGAACATGGGCAACAGGTTGGGATGAAGCATTTGCCAACTATAGAGATGCCGCACAAAACTCAGCAGACTCAGCCAAAACATATTTCTCAACATTTACTAATGGCGTAGAAGATGCTATTGTAAAGTTTGTTCAAAC